GCAGTTTGGAAAATAATAAATTTATTTGATTAAATGAGTAAGTACTTTAAAGGAATAGAAGCTAATATGAATAAGGATTTCTTATTTGTATTAGATGAAGCGAGAGAATTTGCTGGAATACCATTTGTAATAAATTCAGCGTATAGAAGTCCAAATCATCCACTTTCTGTAAAAAACCCTAGTTCATCACATATTAAAGGATTGGCGGTAGACATAAAAGCTAATGACAATGCAACAAGGTTTAAAATTGTTGAGGCTCTTATAAGCGTAGGATTTACAAGAATAGGTATTGCAGACACATTTATACACGTTGATTTAGATTTTGATAAACGACAAAACATTATTTGGACATATTAAAGAAATAAGATGAAAAACTATATTTTAAATTTATTTACAAAAGCATTATACATTTCTTCAACAATAAAAAAAGATAAATTAGCTCATTTTTTTGCTGGTAGTATTTCTTTGTTTTTGCTTTTATTGTTTTTTAATAATCTTGCATCTATTTCTATTGTTGTTATTGGTGCAATATTAAAAGAAATTGTATGGGATGACTTTCTAGGTAAAGGAAATCCAGAAATTTTAGATATTGTTTATGGTATTTTACCTTGTGCTTTTTATATTATTAATACAGTAATTTAAAGCTATGGATAAAAAGAAAAAAAAAGGAACTTTCTTTGGAAATCTTTTAAGAGGTGTTGTAGCAACTGGTAAAAAAGTATCTCCAGTATTTGACGCTATTACTGGAGGCAAAGTCTCTGACATTTTAGAAGCCATCGGAGGCAGTAAAGAGCTGACTGCATTAGAGAAAGAAATGCTTGTAAAAGAGTTAGAGCAAGATGTTATTGAAATGCAAGAGGTAACAAAAAGATGGGAGTCAGATAACAAAGCAGACTCTTTTTTAGCTAGGAATATAAGACCAATGTGTTTAGCTTTTTTAACTATTACATTATTTATCTATGTAATATTAGATAGCTCTTTAGAAGGCTTTAAAATAGATGCTCAATGGATATCACTACTAGGCAATCTATTAATGTTAGCTTATGGAGGTTATTTTGGAGCAAGAACTTTAGAAAAAATAAGAAAGAAATAAATAAATTTTAGCTTGTTTCTCATTATATATATATATGGGAAACAACAGATTTAGACTATCTGATGAAAAAGCTACAAAACTTGGTTTAAATTTAAATAAATCAAAACGCTACAGATTAACAAAAGAACAACATGAAAAATACAATACTCTAAAAACAGAGGTTAAAACAGAATCTAAACCAAACGATTACAAACCAACTTCTTTTGTTCTCTCTGCTTGGAATATGTCTAGTGGTCAAATGATGAACATAGACAAGTACTGTACTCATTATAGTTTACCAAGAACAGATATATCTTCTTATAAGCTAGTATCTCATACTGGCACTCCTTATTACAATATTGTATTTAAAGAAAATGTTGAAGAGAATGATGTAGATGTAGATCACATCCGAAAAGTTTTACAAGATGAAATTGTAAGAGACTACAATCCTATAAAATATCACTACAAGCAAAATAAAGAAGCAGTTTTAAAATGGGCAGACCTACACTTTGGGGCGCATATTAGGAATCTTCTTATTACTCATGATTACGACAAAGACATACTAGAAAAAGGATTACTTAGAAGTGTTGATGAAACAAACGAGCTAGGATTTAAAAAAGTTCACGTTCATATTAACGGAGATTTGATAGAAAGTTTCTCGGGCTTAAACCATATCAATTCATGGATGTCTATGGATAAAGATTTGATAGGATCAAAAGCTGTAATGCTTTGTACTAAATTATTAGATAAAGCACTTTCTAAAATTAAGAATCTTGGTACTATCAAAATTGTAGCTGGTAATCATGACAGGGTTTCTAAAGATAGCAAAGAAGATGTAAAAGGAGGAGCTGCTGAGTTAATTGCTTGGGGTTTAGAATTAAAAGGATATGATGTAGAATTTCATCCTTTTGTTACTACGCATCAGGTGGAGGGAATTAATCACATAAACTTGCATGGAGATAAAGGAATTTCTAGAAAACCATCTAGTGATATAATTTTAAACTATGGAAAACAAGGTACATACAATTTTATATTTGAAGCTCATTTACATTCTATTATAGAAAAACTATCTGTATCTCAAAGAAGTAAATTCAATATTATATCAGATGACTCTGTAAATTTTAGAAGAATGCACCTACCAAGTTTTTTTACTGGTAACTATTACTCTGAGACTTTAGGGTATAACTCAAACTCTGGTTACACTTTAGTATGGGATAATGGAAAAGGAAAACCGAATGTTTTGTCGTGTGCAGTTTAAAGTATAAAGTCTATTTTATCAGACCAATCTTCTGGAATGTCTGCGTCTATTTGATGGATGTATCTTTCTAATGCTACTCTTGTCTCATGTCCTGTTATTGGTTGAAGCACTTCTATAGCTTCAGAGTAACTTTTCTTCTCTACACTTCTCAAATATCTAAATAAATTCGTGATAAATGAATGACGAAAAGAATAGAGTCCGTATTGTGATCCTAAATTAAATTTGTTTTTTACTATTTTAAAACGCTTAGAAAAAGTATCTCTTCTGGAGTTGTCTGAGGAGTTCCATTCTGCTGGCTCATTCTTTGGAGTGAACAAAAAATGTTCTGCATTATATAGGTGTAAATTTAAAGCCTTAATATCATCAATAAATATGCTAGGTATTCTTTTTATTTTTAGTGGTTTGTTTTTGGCTTGAAAATATATGAGGCTTTCTTCTAGGTTTATATCCTTTACTTTTAGCCTGTTTACTTCAACAGGGCGCAAGAAATTATACGCTATAAATCGTATGTATGTTAAAAGGTACGGGTCTGTGTACTTTAACCAATCAACAATATTCTTCAATTCTGTCTTTGTAAAAGTTCTATCTGTTTTTACTTTTGTCTTTTCGTTGGAGATATCTTTTATAAAATTTCTCTCTATTAAATTGAGTTTATTTTCTAATACTGTAAAGAGTGCTGACAAAGAAGACTTGTAATTATTGCGAGTTCTAGCAGATGTTTTCTCTAGCTTTTGGTTTAAGAATTTAAGAATAGTAGTCTTGTTTACTTCTTTTATATCTTTTAATTGATTTGTTGATCCAATAAATTTTAGAAACTGCTCTTTTGCGTAGAAGTAGTCGTTGGAAGTAACTTTTGATACTGTGAGGTTTGAGTGATCGTGTGCTTTTTTTAGTGCATCCTTTATATTAATGTATTTTTTCTCTGTTTCAAAGTTATCGTTTATTTTCTCGAATGGAGAATATCCATCTTTTATAGCTTTTTTAACATGGTTCTTTATTTTTTTAAGTCTTTTTATTCGGTCAGTCATTTTTGACAACCTATTAACTCCACTTTTTATATTTACTTGCCTTTCGAGCTTGTTTGTTTTAGGGTTTAAAAAATACCAGCGAACATACCAGCTCTTTCTTAAAGCTTCTTTCTTTTCATTGGGCGTTAGCGATGACCATTTTTTTACATCTACACCTCCTGTATAGAATTTTATAGCATGGTTTTTACTCATTTTTAATAGGGGAATTGTAGTGTACTTCCTTGTGTACTTTTTTTGTTTTGTCTTTTTTTTTGTCATGTAAAAAACGATTTAAATTTGACCTTAAATCGTTTGTTTACAGCATATTAAACTAATTTTTTCTTGTAGCGAGAACGGGATTTGAACCCGTGACCTCAGGGTTATGAATCCAGAGTTGAAGTTTTTGCTATATGTAACGATTTGATTATCAATTATTTATAGTTTTAAAATTTTTATTATTTGTGTACTATTTTGTGTATTTTTTTTTTTGATATTATTTAGATTTATTCTATCTTGCTGTTTAATATACCCACCTAAATGATAAACAAAAAGATTGCAGAATTAAAAAAACAAAAATTAAAAAATCAACAAACCATCAAAAAATTAAAAAATAAAATAAGTAAAAAAGAATTAAATACTATTCTTTCAAAATTTGAATAGCTCTTTTCTGGCTTTCAACTTCAAACCATAAACCATAGATTTCTACCTGAAGGAGTTTATGGTGATTTTTTATTACATCAGATGCTAATTCTTG